ATAGTGTGCTGCCAGACTGGCGAGATCAAATGCTTGCAATATTACAAGCATATAAAGACCTAGGATTATACAAATACAGTTTACATCCTAGCAGCTACTTTATAATAGACGGAAAATTAAAAAGTTTTAATCATTTTTTCTGCTATCACAAAAGTGAAGGCTCAATTAAGATTTCAGATCATGCTAGTCATATATACAGTACAAGGCAAGATATAATGCGTACACAGATAGAGACTATGGGCATAAGTTGGGACGAGCCAGAATCGTTAAATACACTACAACATTTATGTTTTGAAAGTTTTAGAAAAAACTACACTGACGATTTTATAGATGCAGCAAAACAAATATACAATAAAGGAACTAATAATTGTTAGATCAAATTAAAATAGTTGGCATAAATCAATTTACGCAGAACGCAATTGATACTATACGTTCTGCAATAGAAGACGTCGATGGTAATGAACTGTTGCCCACTGTTAGTCTATGCCAGCACTGTCATTATCATGTTCCTGCATTACGATATCATAAAAATAATCAGGTATTTATAGCCAAACATTGTGATACACACGGTACAAGTCACCACATGATTGAAGGTGATTACGAATTTTATCGTAATATATACTATACCCAAGATAACCCTCAATACAACTTTAACGGCGGAGTGCTAATAGAAGTAACTGACAGGTGCAATTTAGCTTGTCCGCATTGTTATCACGAACCTGATAATGCACTTACAGATCAATCAGCTGAAAATATTATTTCACAAATTAAAAAGTGGCGCCTTGGCGATGATGCTATACATCGCGTCGTCCTTAGTGGAGCAGAGCCAACTTTACGTAAGGACTTTAATAGTCTTGTTGAACAAATTAATGCTTTAGATCCTAGCATTACTGTGTCTGTAATGACTAACGGTATTCGGTTTTCAGATAGAAACTATGTAAAGTCGGCAATTGCAAGCGGATTAAGTAGTGTTAACATAGGATTGAATCATCCAAGTTATAATGATCACAAAGTAATTAGAAGAAAACAACTTGAAGCTATTAACAATGCACATGCAGAAGGATTACATATAAGTTATATCAGTTATACTATGATGACTCTAGAAGAAGTTAATTTTATAATGAACGAAATATGTAGTAACGAATGGCGAAGTAAAAACTTTAGGATTCGTTACGGAAGCGACATTGGTCGTAATCCTGGACAAGTACGTATATTTGTTAGTGACGTATACAAAGCAATCGAACAATGGTGCAAGGATAATAATAAATCATTTGAAAGAATTGTAGAAGCTGACAATAATATATATCATGTTATGGCTAGAGTAGACGGCAAAGACATAAGAATTATTCAATGGTGTGACGAAACAGATATTGATATGGAAGAACTTCGATCTGGACCATGGTGTGATTTTGTGCCAGGTGGTATAACAAATTTCTTGCATCAGATTATTAGAAGAGACGCTTGGAAAAATAAAGGTAATGTCCTTCCTGACAGTCCAATCGAACGATATATGTTTACTAGAAATCCAACTAAAGAACCATTAGATTTATTAACAGTATATAGAAAAGAGAAGTAGCATGATTAAAGGTATTAACGGACAACCATACTTAGATATGGAACAGCATGTAGACATGGAAACGTTTGAACAATTGCAGCCAGAGATTATGCGAGGCTTTGCTGAAGCAAGATGGTTTGCAAAAGAAGGCACTTGGATGAAACCAGGCTTTGAATTTAGAGACATGAGTTACACGCTTAATTGGAAACCTATATATGCTGCAATGGAACAGTTTCAAGCATTGCCCGACGATGATCCAATTAAAGTAGAGGGTATGAAAATATGGCCTACAGACTTTAAAGATTATAAACAGCGTAATGTAATTACACGCTATCTTAAAATGGCAATGGAAGCATACGATCCTTATATCTATTACTTCCTGCACGAAGAAGGTGAATGGGATGATCGTCCTGAAGAGAAAAAAGAAACTGAAGAGTCAAAATTCTTTCCTAATACAATGAAATGGTTGCAAGGATTTAAAGACAACAAGATATTTGAATCATTTGGGCGGGTAATGTTCTTTCACTGTGAAGCAGATGGATTGCCATTTGAACATAGAGACTTGGGCGCACAAAATGGCATATGGCCCAAAGACAGATACGAAGCTCACAACAACGAATTTATACACATTCGTACAGATACTCGCAATCAATTTTATATATGGGATCCAGACAAAAAGATGAAACACGGTATTAATACTCGGGCTGCTTTTTGGAATGACCAAGATTGGCATGGTGGTAATCGTGTTATGTGTCCGACATACGGTATGCGCATTGACGGAACATTCACTGATGCATTTAGGGAAAAATTAAAATTAAACGGAACTTACTAAGGCTGTAAATGTAAAGAGGAACTTAGTGCCTAGTCCGGCATTAAATCCTGCATGCCAGCTTTCTAGTTTTGGATAACGATATATAGTACCCTGTGGTTCCATATAGAAACATTCGTCTTCGACCATAAATGCTTGCCCTGGTTTAGGTTTATCTATAAAACAAATACATCTCATTAACTGTTCTTTAGTATACCCGACTAGATTAATATCCTCTGTTAGACTAGGAATATCCCAATGCCAAGGAGCGCACTTTCCAGGACGTATTTCACTAATAAAACTTTGTAATACTGTAGTATTAGATGCCTTGCCAATTATTTTGTTAACTTCTTTGTCGTAGTGATTGCCTGGTCTGTAATGAAAGAATTCTACACTGTTGCCTTTTGAATAACCGTGTTTGTCGGCTAGTTGTTTTTGTTTTAAATGATCTTCGTAAAATGCATGCCCAGGATCTAGATCTCTATTACCAGTAAACGGCGTCACAGTATGTTGTAGACATTCGTTAATTAACGAGTCACATAAATTCGGCGGCAGCTTTCCTAAGTAATGTTTCATATTGCTGTTCCCACTGCTAAATTAAAATACGAAGTTTCGATTAATTTAAATTCTTTTAAATGACTACTTTCAATGTTAAACGAAACGTAGTTAGTGTCATACACAAAGCTATTTACTATTCCGTTTTTATTTGCTGCATTAAGCCAAGGACTGTAAAACTCATCAAACACATATCTATAATCAGATTTAAGTTCCTTTAGTGTCATTGTTATATGCACAGGATCTTTTAATACATTTCTATTAAGTAATTTTCTAACTACCAACTGTATTCTATCAATACTTCCGGTATTTACTGCACTATGCAGTTCGCCGGCATTCATATCAGACCAATAGTTTGATTCTACTTGAGGATATATTAAATTAGCGTCAGTATATAATACAAAGCTACGTTCACCTTGGATATTAAAATGATATCTGTCATCCATATCTGCATGGGAAAGATATGCTTGCCCAGGGTCTAGTTTTATTAAACGTGCTTCGCCTATGTTGCTAGGTAATGTAGATACTAAGTTGTCCCATACTGTGTCTTTGTATTCTTCTTTAATAGTCCAATCATCATAAAAGAAGTCCCCAGTTGGCTCGTTTAACGGCAACTTAAAGTTAACATCTATATCAGCAGACTTTAACTGTTGTTTAATATCATCATTGACAAAGTATGAAGTCTGTGTTATCATATATTTATTTATGTGTGTACTTAATAGATAAGTATTATTATGAACATATATCTAGATCAAAAGTGGAACCGAATAGGCATAAGTTTAAGCGGTGGTGCAGATAGTGCTCTACTTGCTTACTTAATATGTAAAAACGTAAGTACAACTACAGATATACATATTACTAACCAAATACGCATGTGGAAGACACGACCATGGCAAGGATACGTTGCTGATGGTGTAATTAATTGGCTAAAACAAGAGTTTAATAATAAGTTTTATATACACAAAAACTTAATACCGCCTGAATTAGAAGAGCCTACTGATTATTTTATTAAAGACGAGTATGGTAAAATGAAATCAGGTAATAGGATTATATTACGTTCACACAACGAATACATTGCACATCAATACAACTTAGATGCATTATACGGCGGTGTAAATATGAATCCTGATATAGATATACCTGGACAACTAGATGAGCGTAATGAAGGTACGTTAGTTCCTCATTTTGTACACAACGGGGTTGACATTTGTCATCCTTTCGTGTATACTAAGAAAGATTGGATTATACAACAGTTCTACAAAAACAATATTATAGATTTGTTAAATCTTACTCGCAGTTGCGAAGGAGAATTTAAAGGTTTGGATTATACAACATATACACCTGGACAAGATGTTCCGATATGTGGAGAATGTTTTTGGTGCAAGGAACGTCAATGGGGAATAGATAATGCATAAAAGTTGCACATTCTGTATGCACCCATTTACAGGATTAGCTACACGGGAAGACGGTGCTATTAAGGTATGTTGTCGTAGTGCGCCTATTGGTTATATTCAAAACGAAACACTAGAAGAAGTGTGGAATGGCGAAACTATGCGCAAAGTACGTAAGCAAGTGCTTAATAACGAACGTCCAGAAGTATGCAAGCCTTGCTTTGACTTAGAAGATCAGGGGGTGCAGAGCTTACGACAGCGTCATATAGCAGGGGTAATACCTGAAGCTAGAGTCAACTTGTACCCAGATGCACTTGCTGCACTAGAAGAAGATTATACAATGCCGTTTGAACTTCCTACTATGGAAATTAAACTAAACAACTTATGCAACTTAAAATGTCGTATGTGTAATCCATTAGACAGTACTAGCTGGAAGGATTGGGATCAAGTAACAGAGTTTTATAAAAAAGAAGATAACATATTAATTCCTATTGTAGAATCACTTGTATCTAAGCCAGGGCAGTATATAGGTCCATTCGACAATAGTGATAACTGGTGGACATCGTTTGAAAAACTATTACCATTCTTTAGGCGTGTAGAGTTTGCAGGTGGCGAACCACTAATGGATCCATATCATTATAAGATATTAGACAAGCTTGCAGAGTATGGTGACAATATAGAGCTAAAGTACGCTACAAACGGCACTACACTGGGTATTAAAGGTGGAAGAACGATCCACGACTATTGGCCTAAGTTTAAAAGCATAGCTGTAAACGTAAGCATAGACGGCTTACATGACGTTTACGAGTACATTAGAGGCAATGGTAAATTTAGCGTAATAGAAGAAAACATTAAAGTTTTTAAGAGCTTTCCTAATGTAAGCAGAGTAGTTGGTGCATTTACTGTACAATCAAACAACATAATGCAGATTGATAAAGTTATTGATTACTTTATTAACGAACTAGGAATTGTGTTTTATTCTCACAGAGTATCTTATCCTAAATCATTAAGTGCGCAAGTATTGCCGCCAGGACTAAAAGCAAAAGTAATAGCACGTTTAGAACAAATGAAAACAGAAGTATTAGAATACCCGATGGTTAAACAGCATAAACTATTAGAAACTGTAACACTACAACAGATACAAGATAACATTAACTTCTTACAAGCAAAGTGTATGTATGAAACACATTGGCAAGACTGTATAGAGTTTAACAAACGCTTAGATAAAACTCGTGGGCAAGACTTCCTTGCAGCTAATCCAGAATTTATTCCGTATGTTTAAAGTAGAAAGTCGATGGGGCCATCATACCAGTGTTCATGTAGAATGGAATATAGGCAAACGCTGTAACTTAGATTGCGGATACTGTCCTGCAGAAATACACGATAATTTTAGTCCGCACACTAATATAGATACAATGACTGCTGCAATATATAAATTAGCGGAATTAGATAAACCAATACGTCTTAGTTTAACTGGTGGCGAGCCAACTGTACATCCTAAAATAAATGAAATATTAAAATGTGCCAGAGATAGTTTAGATTGGCTAAGTGTTACAACTAATGGGCTACGCTCATCAGATTGGTACATTAAGCAACCAGTAAACCAATGGGTGTTTAGTTTACATTTTGATAACAAACACAGTCGGCGAGCTGCTGAAAACGTTGTTAAGTACTCGCAACTACTAGATATGGAAGGCATGGCTACACTATACCAAGTCAATCTAATGGCACATCACGAACACATGGACGAAGTTAGAGCAGCAGCTACATTGTTAGAAGGACATAACATTCCATATGTCTGCAGACGTATCAGATGGACCGAAGCAGATAATCGAGAATGGTTTGACGATTTACGCTATCAGACAGCAGACTTAGATTGGATATTAAGTAAAGTTGCAACTGTAAAGCCAAACTGTATCATTGACGATAATGATATGCTGCATGCCAACGATGTTATTAAGCATAAATTAAATCAATTTAAGGGATGGTCCTGTAATGCTGGATTAGAAAGTTTAATGATTAATTGGGACGGTGAAGTGCATCGTGCTACTTGCAGAGTAGGAGGAAGTTTAGGTAATATTTATAACGGAACATTTGAATCTCCTGTTGCTCCTATTACATGTACACGTACATGGTGTACATGTGCTGCTGATATTCCGTTGACTAAAGTAAATGTGCTAGTTCAGGAAATATAGCTGCTGCGTTTAATCCACGGATAGCATCAAGCTTGTTTACATATTCTTTAAATCCAGGCAGCATATGACTATTATCTCGACTATCCATATGCTTTAATAATCCTGTCCACTGTCGCCAGCCCTTAGGATTGTGTATCCAAAATTCATCGTCTTGTGTATAATTGTCCCATAACCATGTTTTAAGTTCTGCAAAGCGTTCGCGTACATCTTGTTTGTCTGCTTCAGGCAACATTGTAATGTTAAGGAATGTAGGTATATGAACTAAGTGTGCATTAACAAGTCCGCCGCCCATCATCATATTGTGTACTCGTCCTACATTCATCTTCTTAAAGTTGCTGTTTACTTTCCACTTTATAAAGTCTGGTATATGTTTGATGTTGAATATTTGTACTGCTGTTGCCATACTAACATGTATGTTATCAGGAGTATTGTCTAACATATGCAAAGTGCGCTCTACTTCTGAAAACTTTCCAGGGAAGCGTATATAATCGTCACGTTCAAAACTTGCATCAACACTAACTGCAAACTTAACTTTACGGAACTTGCTCCACAACTCAATTAGCTCGTTATCTACAAGAAGTCCATTTGAATTATAGCGTAATAACACTTTGTCTTGATAACCTTGTCTAACAATTTCTTGAATGAACATTTTATGTTCTTTAATCATTAAAGGTTCGCCGCCGGCAAAGTAGACTTGTTTTAGATTAGGTATTTGTGCATACAACTCTTTCCAGAATGATTCTTTTTCGTGCCACTTGTTATTAAATTCTTTCTTATCCCATGTCATCTGTTTCTTTACAGATTCATCTTCTAACTGCGGAACGAGTTTCTGCCAGTCTGCAACCCACTTGCTTGAATCATGCGGACTGCACATTACACATTTAATATTACAAGTATGTCCTAAACGCAAATCTAGGTATTGCAAGCGTTCAGGCACAGTGCCATCTTCTTCTGTTTGACGTATTAATTCTTCAGCGTCAACACCTTCGTCATTTAACCAAGTATAAGTTTCCCAGATACGTTTACTAACAATACCTTGTGATTCTTCGTCAAAGCATCCTGTACAACTTGCTGGTATTTCGCCGGCGAGCATAGTAGTACGGACATTTTTCATAAAGTCGCTGTTCCATGCTTCCATAGGAGTAACTTTTCCAAAGTTAGCATGACTTCCGTCTTTGTTTTTAATTAATCCAACAGTGTGATTTTCTCCTGCACCGCTTGCATTTGCAGTACAGCATAATCTCATATCGCCATTAGGACGAGTTGCTAAGTGTATCCACGGTAGTACACAAAACGTGCAACTTGATTTAGTTTCTAATTCGCGTTGAAACTTCCCTAAAATTGTATCTTCTTTATCGTACCAATACTTAGACATATGTTTTCCTGTTATCGTGTACTTATCAACAGAGCTCGACGTATGTGCATCAGTTTGGCAATGAGATTGAAAGACTAGCAACTAAATATTGTTAATGAAGCATTTAGGTAATATAGAAAATAACAACTGGATTACCCAAGTTGTAGAGCAAGTAATGTCTAAAGAAGGTATATTACGTCCTAAGCAAGGCGGAGTTCCAGAAGGTGCCAAAGGCAAAAGCGAGTGGCAGAAAGCAATTGATGCAGGATACGATCCTACTGCTGTGTACTTTCAAATGTTTACTACAGACAATTTACAAATAGACGTTCCAGATATTTCAACGTGTGGTAGACAGCAACACTGGTGGATTACTAAGATGCTGCCTGGTAACTTTATGCCAATGCACGTAGATCCTCATACTGTGCAACAACAAAATGCAGATAGATTTTGGATACCATTACAAGACTGGCAACCTGGACACATTTTTATGTACGAAGACTATGTTACAACTGACTACAAAAAAGGTGATATATTTCAATACACAAATAGTGCTGCGTTACATGGTGCAGCTAACATAGGATCTACTCCAAGAGTAGTATTACAGGTTACATTACATGAATAAAAAAATAGTAATAGTCGGTGGTGGCACAGCAGGGTGGATGACTGCTGCTTATCTTGCAAAGTACCACGGCAGTGAAAATGTTACAGTTGTAGAGTCTGCTACTATTCCAAAGATCGGAATTGGTGAAAGTGTTACTCCGCACGTTCGAGATTTCTTTGAAGAGATTGACATGGACGAAACCGACTGGATGAAAGAAACAGGTGCTATTCACAAGTATGCAAATAAGTTTGTTGACTGGTGCGGTGCAGATGACGAGTCGTATTTTAGCTTTAATTACACTACTCCTGCAAAACACCTGTACAAGGATATATCTAAAAATGTATCCAGCAACGATTTTAGTGAAAATACTACACAAGCAAGAACTATAGATATTTTATCTCACTTCTTGCATAATAATACGTATGACAGATTTGATCAATACTTTTGCCCACAGTTTCATTATATGGAAAATAATGTTTCTCCATATAATAACAATACTGCTGTGTTAAATCAAGCACACAGTTATGCCCATCATATTAACGCAGAGCTTATAGGCACTTATATTAAAACTAAAGTTGCTCCTAATATTACTAATATAATTGCCAATGTTATTAAAGTAAATGTACACGAAGAAGACATTAGTTCAATCGAATTAGACAATGGATCTATAATAACTGCTGACTGGTTTATCGACTGTACCGGGTTTAGTAAAGTATTAGTTAATGCACTAGACTGGAAAACAAAAACATACGATCATCCAATAGATAGTGCCTGGGTGTGCCAAACCGATTATAGCAATCCTGAATCCGAGATGGTAAACTATACACAAAGTATTGCAGAGCCATACGGATGGCGTTTTAATATAGGACTATATCATCGTGCCGGGAACGGCTACTGTTTTAGTTCACAACATGTTAGTGACGAGGATGCTAAAGAGCATTTTCTAAAACAAATTAAGACTCCTAAAAACGAACCAAGATTAATTAAATGGAAGCCTGAGAGATTAGAAACGTTTGCTAACGGAAACTGTGTAGCTGTTGGCCTAACGTGTGGATTTGTCGAGCCACTTGAAGCAAATGCGCTATACACCATAGTTACTAGTATTAGAAGATTGAACGAAGTATTAAATCTAGCAAATTATGATTCGTATAATGAAAAAATGGCATGTACTATTGACGACATTGCTGATTTTATTTTAGTACACTATACGCTTAGTCCTAGAACAGATACTAAATTTTGGACAGACATGCAGGTAATGGGAAAAGCAAACGATCATGCATCTTTAGTTATAGACAAAATTTATAACAAACGTAATAGTATGCTTGGGGCTATTACAGGATATACTATGTTTCCTGATTATATGTGGGCACAACTTGCAGCTCACTGGAATATAGATTTCGACATTCGGAATAAATCTAGCGATGCAGATAAAATATTAGCAAAGATGCATTTTGATTTTAATAATAATAAACACAAGTATATTTCATCATTAGGCGAAAACAACTACGCATGGCTTAAGAGTAATATCTTTGGAAATGTACCTAGCAAAAAATGGAAAGCCAGTAGTGAGTAGCGTCGAACAAGGTATTTCTGAATGGATTGATAAGATTTCAGAAACACGTTCTGAATTAGGCAATATGCCAGTTTGTCCTTTTGCTAAAAACGCAAAATATAAAATAATAGAATTAGCAGACGAAGAAACATTAAATCCAGACTTTAGTACAGTTGAAGTAATACTTTACATAGTAAATAGCAGTTATAGCTTTGAGCAAGTAGAAAACATATCATCAGAGTATAATAAAATATTTCCTAATCTGGTATTCCTTCCTGACAGTAAACACAGGTATTCACATATCAACGGAGTACAGTCTAACAACGATAAGTACAATTTAATACTATGTCAAGAACGAAGCGAGTTACAGGCTGCAAGAGATCGGCTTTCCCAAACAACATATTATACGCACTGGGATGAAAGATATTTGAAGGAGATTTTAGACCAATGACAGACAATATATACCACCGCTATGTAAGCTTACCGTTTGAATATCCTAAACCAGAAATCTTTAACGAAGGTTCGAAAAATTATACAGCACTAATAGAAGACAAATATATTCATCCTCCTTTTAAAGAATGGATAGAAAGTTTTGGACTAACTATATCAAATGTATTAGAAGGATTTTATACTCCTCCAAACGGCGGAAGAGTTCCTTTACATTCAGACACATCTTCTATGCCTGGCGATAATGATTGTTGTAAATTAAACTTTACATGGGGATCACCAGATAGTACAACCCAATGGTATAAAATTAAAAATGACTCTAAAATAAAAAAGCATTACTTAGACGAAGCAGACGCTAACCAAAAATTTTACGAAGCAGGCATTGAACCTGATTTAGATATAACTTATGTATTATTTGCCGATCACGAAGATGCAGATATAGTTCACGAAGTTGTTATAGACCGGCCTAGCTTACTTAACATTAGCCAATTACATTCTACATGGAACCCGTCGCCTACTGAACATCGCTGGTCATTGTGCTTTACACTTCTAGAAAATAAAAAACCATTAACATTTAAAAGAGCATTAGAAATATTCGAAACTTATACGGAGAAATCATGAAATATACAGGCCTATTACCAGAAGTACAACCAGACAATGAAGAAGTAGAACTGCCGTTACCATATTGGAAATTTGGTGAAATACGAGACGGAAGAAAAGTAATTGATCCAATTTTGCAATTCGGCTGCTACGTCTTAGGGTATCATAACCAAGAAATTATTGATTATGTATACGACACTATGAAAAATAACAAACCAGAAATAGGCGAACATTTTATGCCTAAAACTGATACGTTGCGCTTAAATCATATTAGTTTTCAACTTGCTGAAAGAGTACGTGAAATTTCAGGAATGAATCCTTTTTACGCTCTTAGTGGGTCTGATGCTAATGAAGGAGCAGTTAAACTTGCATGTGCGTACCAGTTCCAAAAAGGAAATTACCATAAAAAAACTATTGTAGGATTTTTAGAAAGTTACCACGGCAGTACAAATTTTACTCAAAGTATCGGACACGATAATTTTATGGATGCACCGTTTTATACACTAGATCCAAATCCATCAGTAAAGCGCATACCTAGAGATGCTAGTAAGTTTGACGAAGTTGATTGGGATTCTGTAGCAGCAGTAGTTATTGAAACTTGTGCATATGGCAATGTTATGATTCCGCCTTCAGCAGAATTTTGGGCAAGCTTAGATAACATACGAACCAAGCACGATGTAGTAATAATTATTGATGATATCTTTATGGGCGGTGGCAAGTCTGGAACTTACATTGGTTGGGAAAATATGAACATACGTCCTGATATTTCAACAATGGGTAAAGCAATTACTGGAGGATTTTTTCCGCTAAGTATGGTACTTTACAATGACAGAATTAAAAATACATTACCTAAGAACTTTAATTGGGAACACGGGTTTACATATTGTTTTAGTCTGCCCGGAGTAGCTGCTGCTGTAAAATACTTAGACATATTAGAAAGAGACAACTTATTAGACAATCATGATAGCATAGTAGAACGTGCTACAACAATATTTGAAGCTGCTGGATTCGAAGTATTTTATAGATTTGGATTGCACTTTCGGATTAGAAGACAACGTGACTATGGGTTAGAAAAATACTTTTATATTGTGCCAATTGCCGCAGATGATGAATATTTTGAAGCATTAGAGGAGAACCTACAATGGTTTACACAGAATACGACCCACTAGAAGAAGTTATTGTTGCAGACTCATATGTAGGCGGCGACTTAGATCATTTATTTCCAAATGAAAACTTATCGCAGTTTAATCAAATACTAGATGAAACAAAAGAAGACTTTGACAAATTAGCAGACTTTTTAAAAGCAGGCAGCGTTACAGTTAAAAGACCAGACGTATATCATTATGATGGACATATTGCAATGCCGGGGTTTGATGTAAAGTTTCCAATGGGACCAACAGTTCCTAGAGACCAATACAAAGTAGCAGGTAAGACTATTGTGCAAACATATACTAGTTTAACTGATCGATATTTTGACGGACTAAGTTACTATAATATATTTTCGGATATGTTTGACGAAGGTTATAACTGGATTAGCCAAGCAGCTCCTCCATTAGTTCCTGTTACACCAAGTGACATATGGTATATGCCAGGACAAGACCCCGAAACTAACATTTATCATAGTAAATTAAAAGACAGAGTACTATTCCACACAGCAACTATGTTTCCAGTAGGTGATAAAATTATTACTGCTGCTGATGGACCAGGTAATACAAAAGGTTACAAATGGCTTAAACGCAATTTACCCGAATTTGAATTTATAGAAAACATAGGCGGTCATTCTGAAAACTATGGTCACATTGATCACGGATTTCTTATGATCGACGATGAAACAATTATACATGCTGGGATAGATTGGGTTCCTGTGGCATTGCGCCATCTAAAATTAATCGATGCTGAAGAATTTGTTCCTGTTCCTAAAACAAAAGAATATAAAACAAACTTTATTAATAAAGGTGGCAGATACGAATTAGACTGGGTCGAAAATTATTTAGGCAACTGGACAGGTTATAATCAAGACTGTTGCTTTGACCTTAACGTACTAGTTGTGGACAGAAACAATCTTATTTTTGGACGAGAAGTGCCAGATTTATTTAAATTCTTAAAAACACACGGAATTGATTGCCACGTATGCGACCAACGGCACATGCTGTTTTGGGAAGGCGGCATTCATTGCAGTACATTAGATACTAAAAGGCGCGGTTCTAAAAGATCAATCATTTAGTATGGAACAATTAACTGTACAAGATATTATTAAGCAAGCTGGTGGGATAGAGTTAATCAATAACACCGGTATTGCTAGTAATAACAAGTACATGGTCCATGCCGAAGACACTATCGAAGAACAACTAAGATGGGCACATGCATTAAAGTTAAACCAGTTACAGCCTGTAGACATACTAGAAATTGGCACTGGTGCAGGGTTCTTTCCGTTTATAAGTAAAGCATACGGACATAATGTAGATTCGTGTGATGATCGACATCCAGATAGCTGGTGGGAAGATGGCTATCAATTATTAAACGTAGATCCGAAGAATTATTTTATATACAAAAATACAAGTGTTGGCGATACTTTTGGTCAAAAGTTTGATATGATAGTTAGTTTTCGTAGCACGATAGGCACTACTACATATGTTGATCCACCGGATAGTGGTGTAGATGTTTGGAGCGTCGATGAATGGAAATTCTTCTTTAAAGACTGTTGTAAAAATTTATTAAAGACAGACAACAGTTTTATGTATTTTCAATGTAACAAAGGCTGTAACTTGCCGCCATATAATATGGATCCTAATCAAGTTAGCGACTGGGGATCTAAAGAACTTGGTGAATTTTTCTTACCATATCAAAACAATGATATTGCAGAAGCGCACCATTTTTACATTACAAAGGAACAGATTGATACCTTATGAAAATATTAGAACACAAGCACTTAATTATTCGGGCAGAAGTTTCAAACCCGCCAACTGACGAAGCATGGTTACATAATTGGCTTAACACATTAGTTGAAAAAATTGGAATGAAAGTTTGCCGAGGGCCTATTACTGCATATGTAGATATGCCAGGAAACGAAGGATTAACTGGAGTAGTTGTAATAGAAACTAGTCACATTGCAATACATGTCTGGGACGCTGTAAATCCTGCACTTGTACAACTTGATGTTTATACATGTAGTACACTAGACAAAGATATTATTTTTGCAGAGTTAGAACAGTGGAACCCTACTAAAGTAGAATATAAATATTTAGACAGAGAATTTGGACTGAAAGAAGTTAAGTAATATGATACTATCAATATTTGGATCACCGGTTATTGTATTGCAAAACAACAAAGATTTATTTACAGATGAACTTTATAATATTGCAATAGAAAAACTTATGCTTCCTCAAAATAAAAATGTTAATCATCCTTATGCTAGAGGAGGAAAGATTTGTAGTACAGATTTAGATCTTACATCGTTTGATGATTTTGCTAATTTTTTAGATAGATTAAAACAAATAGGTGAACAATATAGTAACTTATTTTCTAATAAATTTAACCTAAAGTTTAACAACATGTGGATTAACTTAACACACCAAGGATGCGAAACTAAAAATCACTGGGATCGATATAGCATGGATGATGAAAAAAGTTTAATATTTCTTTTTTATCCCAAGGCTCCAGTTGGAGGATCGAATCTAGTATTCATACATAATAGCGAATACGGAAAATGGCCGTCAGATTATCAAGATATAGACAGTGTCAAACTTGCTATCGAAGAAGGCGATATTGTAATTATGGACAATACTACTCTACATGCTGTAGATAAACATAGCGTTGCCGCGCCGCGTATGTGTTTTGCTACAGAGTTTGATCTTATATTATGAGAATAGTAGCATTTGGATGTAGTTATACGTATGGACACGGGTTACCTGATTGTCTAGACAATGACGGACATCCTGGCACTAATGATAGTAAATTAGCATTTCCTGCATTAGTAGCAAAAAAGTTAGAATGCGAATATGTTAATTTAGGAAAATCTGGTAGTAGTAATAAAGAAATTTGGAATGATATTTTAAATTTTAATTTTAAGGAAGGCGATATTGCCTTAGTTACTTGGACATATTACAGTAGATTTTGTATTATTAAGTCTAACAGAACAAAAAGAATTAATCCCTGGAATGAACAAGATAAACCGTTCTATATGAATTATAGTAATAGAAATGATCTGTTGTTGGACTTTTATACTAGGTTAAATCATGTTAATACATATTTACAAAATAAAGATATTAAAAGTCTCAATTACGTTATAGAAAACAACAAAGAGAAATCTCCAGAATGGAATACTGTAGATATATTAGGATTGTTTGAAAAAATAGACGAAGCAGCAGACAAGTGCCATCCTGGCGAACATTCACATATAGTCTTTGCCGACGAAATCCATAATCATATTATTAGATAAACAATTAAAATAGTCATAAAACTCTGCATCCTGTTGCAACCAATATTTAATTGCAAGCTGACTATCATTATCTAACTGCTCAACACTATCTTTAAAATACTGCGATTGCGTTAAAATAGCCTGGTCAATATCTTCCCAACTAGTTTGTTGGTTAGCTTGGTCATTTAAAGTCTCTACTAACTTCCATGCTGCTTGTAAATTAATCATAATAAATTTACTTTAATTTTTTTATCAGTACCGATAAAGTCGTGTCCTGTATTATAGTTACTAGGGCAAAATTTGCACTGCGGTATAGGATTAATTAACTCGTCCACAAACTTTGCAACATCGTCATCGTGCGACATTGGTTGATATGCATGTGCTAACTCTTTATCCGCAATTGCAACATTAAATTGATCTAAAAAGTCTGGTAGTACACTTACTAATGGACATTTGTATAATTTGCCCTTGTTCATTTGATGACAAGTTTTAAATCCACAATTTTTATGTGAAGCATCTGGATCACTATCGTACTTCATAGTTAGCTGATTGTTAACTAAGTCTACAGCACTGGATCTAAATGTTTGCGTCCAATCAAGTATTACTTCAACTCCGTTGTTATCAATAAATATCCTAGATACCCTACGGACAGGCGCTTCGCCAGTATCAGATACAATTACGTCGAGGAATGTTTTAATAAAGTCTAAAAAACTATCATATAGTTTTATATCATGGCATGTTATCCAAAGCGTACTATTGTTCCTTGCTAAAATGTTATAAACATCATCTGTTATTTTATCAAGGGCCGTTCCGTTAGTAGCAATTTGCAACTGAGACTTCGGCCATAAATTAGATGTACCTTCGAGCCATTTGTAAAAATCAGGATTAAGTGTAGGTTCTCCGCCGATAAGTTGTATTATGTCAATGTCAATTTGTTTGCTTAATAGTTCGTACTCATCTTTATAGTCGTCCCAACGCTGGTGTCCTTTGAAAGCATAATTATTAAAACTCTGACAGTGTGTACAACTATAGTTACATACATTTGTAATGTTTAATTCTGAATATTGTAAAGTAGGCTTCATTTCTTTTTTCCAATAATCATATAGCGTGTATACTTAGGAGTTTCAAATTCACCTCGCCATAGCGGTTTAATTTTACTCATACGCATAAAGTCATCCGCGTGTGTTGCACAACGTATATGTTCGGGCAAGTCAAAATAGTTATTACTCTGTATTACAAATACTGCATCGTCTGGTTGATTACTTAACCACTGTTCGTATTGTTCTTGCGTAACGTGTTCACAGCTTGTGTTAATAATAATATTTGCAGGAGATGCGTAGTCACACATATCTGCTGTTACTGCGGTAAACCGTCCTTCTATTTCCTGACGCTTGTTTACGGTACACGCTGTTTCTTCACATGCAGGGTCTATATCTACACTTGTAATGTGCCTAATGGACATATCACTATTAAATAGTAGGTTTGATAGTACTCCGTTCCAGCCACCAAAAATTACTATATTAGATTTACTATAATGCGCTTTATACACTTTAGTTAATTGTTCAATAAGCCAAACTTTACTGTTGACTTGTCCTTTCCAAAAGCTTTCTAATGTACGATAGCGATCTTCACTATTACGAATAGCATCCATCCAGAATAACACATCTTGTATTTCAACTTTCATACTTTACCTTTGGTATCTTGCTGTCAGCACTGCTTACACAAGTAGGAGTAATACACTTACGCGGTGCTTTAAATAGCTCAAAGCCGCCGTCTAACGTGCCTAAGGGTTGATCGTGACAACTGTAGCTGCGCTTAACTTCATTCTCTCGTATGACACATCCTTGGTATCCTGCATTACAACTCCAGCCTTTGAACTTATTGAATCCAAACGCATTAAATCGTTCAGCTTGGTCTACGTAGTACTTATTTCCTGCTTTGTCTTGTAATTCTACTTGTAACAACGGTATTATTTTTTTGAATTCGTCTGGGATTCGTTGGGGGAATCCTGTTTGCAACAAGTCGAGTTGTTCTTCAGTATACCCGGATACCACACGGGAGGCGGTAGGATCGGATTGGGGCTTGACAGTGACATTAATACCTCTGGCGGCAAATCGCTGTAGGCGCTCGTAAAGCTCTTCAAACATTTCTGGAACCATAACTTGATTAATCGTAATATATACATTATTATTCATTAATTGAAGACACTTATCTCCAAACTCCTGTTCATTTGCAAACTCTGCGTGATAGCTTGCAGTAATACTCCTACGTTGCAGACTGCTTGTAGTTTCTAACCATTTGCTCCACCACTTGCTTCCCGGGCTTAGATTAGTCGTCATGTGGATACTCTGGTACTCAGGAGCTGTATCACTACAGTAATGGTCTATAACCTTCCCAAAGTATTTATATGCAGTGGGCTCGCCGCCGCTAAAGCTAAAGTGGAAGTCAGTAAATCCATTTGCACGGGCTTGTAACTTAATATTATCAATTGTATCGGTGTATACTGCTAAATCTTGGTGGTCAGGCGTACTACTTCTAGCATAAGGCCAACAATAGCTACAATTGTAATTACAAAATCTAGCAAGGATCCATGACACAGTAAACAGGTTAGTGTTTAGCAAAGTCTTCTGGCCAAAACTTGTTATGTCGTCAAATGGTATGTTTTGAAAGTTACTCATGTTCTACTATCGTATAACGCTTTAGAGCATACTTTAACACAAGTTAGGCATTTATTCTTTCCTTGCCAAAAGTCTGGCATTTTTTTAAATAAATTTTCGTTAGTGTTTAAGACATCATCGTGGCAGTTAGGCACGCCTACAGTTTTTAATATAGTCTTTGTGTTGTCTACACTTAAATTTCTAAGATAGTGAATTGGTAATTTTTCTTCCACTGGTTGTTCAATATATTCACCGCCTATCCAACAGCAGGGAAATATATTACCATAAGGATCTACATAAACACCTTTCTCAGTTACGCATTTAGGCGCAATTATTGCTGATTCGACTGCTGCGTTACGTACCGACGGGTCTACAAGTGCATTTAAACTATTATTAGGAGTTTTTTTAAACCGTTCTGTTTGTGCAGGTGCAATAGTGTATTCTACATTACCATTATTATCGTGTACTTCAAACTCTTTCATTTCGTAAAATCGTGTAGTACTTACAAAGTTTACTTCTTGTACACCTAATGATAGTAGATAACTTTCTAATTCATCTACTTCGTGTTCGTTGTGTTCAAACACTAAGCTATCAACACGGGCAATGCCTCCTGCATCGCAGAATGCTCTTAAGTTTTCGATTACCTTATCAAATTTTGTATTCTTACGGTATAATTCGTGTTTGCCTTTAAACCCATCAACAGCAAACGCAACATCAATATTATGCTGTGCTAGTTTTGCCCACCATGTAGGATTACGCATACCGCCGTTAGTATGTATTCCTAGCCGAACTGTAGGATTACATTCACGTACATAAGAATATATTTCTAAGCAGTCTTTTGCAAATGCTGGATCGCCATAATTACCACAACTGTAAAAGTTATTCAACTGCGCTAAAAACTGTTTAGGGAACCAATCTTTAAATTGTGCAATACTTATATCGCCATTACGAATAAACGGTCGAGTGGCTCCGCCGTGACTGTTTCTGGCACACATTGGGCACTGTGCTTGGCATTTATCAGTTAGTTCAATGTGTACTGTTTTAATGTCACTTACAAGTTGCATCAAACCTCTCCTGTAACCATTCAAAGTTATTTATAAGGCTAATATCGCTAGCCATAATAGATAACCCAAACTCCCTGCCAGCAATAGCACCAGCAATAGCGAAACTACCACAGCGTCTCTCACTGCCTTTTGTACACCAAGACATAAGTCTATCTTCGGTTTCTTCATTATTTTGCCTCGTAATTGTTTTACTACTTAACTTAACACATTCCCTGAATGCACTGCGCCATGTACTAAATGCATCAATGTTAAATGCTGTAATGTTTGCAGTTTCTTCTACAGCAATAAATTTTGAACTAATACTTGTAGACATGTCAGTTTTACTTATATCCATATCGATTGTCATCTGACGGGGAAATAACTTTACTCCTCCGTAGCCGTACACTAAATCATTAATTGGATTAATACTACGCCATACATGTACATGGTCCAACTGATGGGACGGAACAACATGATTAAAGTTAAAATCATCTAAGATTATTGCATCGGCGTCTACAATCCAAAACATCTTAGTAAAGCATTTCTTTGCTGCTTTAATATGTGCTTGGTGTATTCCTTTAACACCATGCACCCGTTTGGCCATAGGAAATCTAGCCTTAAGGGCAGCATAATTGGCATCTGCACTAGATTCATCATAACTTATGAATACAATATCATACATTAAAACTCATACCCGTATAATTCAATATCTTCTTTAAAATATTTTTCAATAATGTTCCTAGTTGTTGGTGTATAATGCTGTTTATAATCAATTACAAAATCGTCTACATCTAACGATATGTCAGATTCAAAATAATGTTGCAATAATTTAAAGTCTTCATTTAAATTCTCTACCCGAAGTATATAGTCAGCTTGATTATTATCGTAACTAAGCCATGTTGATTGCTGAGTAGTAGGATGCGTCTTAGCATCAATCATCTCACACTGTTCTATACTATTTAAATATGCGTCAAACGAGCTAAAGTCTATATTTTTAAAATGCTTCGAAACTTCAGCAACTCCTGGATATCCTTCCGGAGGGTCTATTGTCATATTATATGCCCAAAGTGCTCTAGCCCATGGATTTGTTACAGCACCAACAACTTTAACTCCAGGATACATTTCATTAACGTCTTTAAGTGTTAATCTGTCTTCCTCAATTTCAAAATCGCGGATGAATCTAAATATTGCATTAGTATCTTTTTCAGCCCATTTGTATATGTCCCAATATTTTAGTGGAGTACGTATTGGTAATATAACTGTAAAAAAAGAACTATCAGTGTTATAATTCATGTATTATCTTATCCATCATGGCTTTAGACCTCGAGCTATAATAATTATACATTCTTTCTTTGCAAAAGTCAATGTTTTTTTCAAAACGATGTTTGTTTTTAACCCAAAGGTCTTTGGTATAGGCAGTATCAGTTAATAATGTAATGTTGTCTATGATTGCAGCTTCTAATCGTTCAGCAGGGTCGCTTATATTATCGTAACTATGATCGACTACATCATCAAACATATCTAATCCCATTTCTCTCAAGAACTTTACACTGTGTTTGCTACATATTAATATTGGAAAACATGCACCGTAAATGCTGTTTAATGTTTTTTCAGTAAGATTAAAGCACTCTTCTGTGAAACTAGTTTCACTTACAATTTCAACAAATGTTTGTTTGTAATATTCAGCTAAACAGTTTTTAAAATTTTCTGGGTTATTGTTATGCGTCTTGTAGATTTTGAAATCATCATTAATGTTAGTTCCTTGGGTTTGTACTTTTATACTACCTTCTTCATAATATTCAGATACGTCCCAGTCAATATTTTTAACTATTTTAGTTATTGATTCTTTAAACATGCAAGATATTAACCCAGTATACTGTATATCAAGTTCGTAAAGTAAAGACACTAACATTGCCCTATGATTTCTAGGCTGTCTGTTTAAACTTAAATAACAGTAATTACTATCTAAATTTTTATCTAGTATAGGATCTAATGTTTGATATTCTCTTTGATGATTTGTTATATCTCCTCCCCATGGAATTATACTAACATTAGGGTTTTTAATATAAGCGTCAAGTCCTTCTACTGATGTTAGTAGAATAAATGTTTTATCACTATATTCATTAAATAGATTAATAAGATATTCAGCTATGTCAGGTACAGTGTCGTTGTTAGTAAAGTTAATAGAAGTCAAATGATCTTTTAATCCAATAACAACTAAATCTGATTTTATATTGTCAACTAGTTGCTTTCTATAATTAGACGATGTATAACATTCCCATTTACCACTTTCGTTCAACTCTTTATGTTCGTAATATAGACTGAGAGAAGATGCCCAAATATAAATTTTGTCATGTGGAATCTGTATTTTTGCACTTAAACTAACAAATGCTCTAAAAGTAAATTGATCTCCTGGAGGGCGTTTTATTACACTCATAACATACTTCTAAAAGTATTATAAGGAAATTCTACTTCTATTCCGTCAACAGTATTACTCGTATTGCGTTTATTAAATTCTTCCATATACGAAACTAAAGATTTATCAGGCAATCCTGATCCCCATCCTGATTGTTTTTTGCGTATCCTTGTTCCAAAGAGTTTATTACTATTAAGATATTTTAGTTTATGAAGCCTAGCGTTATTAAAAGGTGGAGTTATTAATTTATGTTTTTTCCATTTGTGTAAATTTAGATCTAAGAATGCTGCCGTTAGCTCTGGAGAATAATCATACCAACTAGAAATAAGAGGTCTATTAATTGTGTTGCCGTGGACTGCTGTAGAAAAGTGCTTTTCATATATAACTATATTAAATTGTGTCTTACTAACCTGTCTAAAATTATCTGCATTAATACCATCGCATATTATCGGTATGTTATCAAGACTTTCTATAATCTTGGGCATAACCATATAACCAGCAGAGGCAAAGTATCCTCGATTCCACATGTCGTGTGCATCATTTTCTAAAAACGTTTTTAAATTGCAATCTATAATAGTAGGAGTGACATTGTAAATTTGACAAGTTTTAAGTGCTTCGTGAAAATCAACTGCATTAATATCATCGTTGTATTTTGCAATGAAAACGTTTATAGGAATTTTTGCTTCTACGTAACTACGAAGTACTAGTTCACTATCTAAGCCGCCCGACAATAGTAAGTCAAGCGGCTCATTAAATGCATCCTTAACTGCGTGTGCATTAAGTAATAACTCTTCGTGATAAGACTTAACTGGCCTAGAAATAGTTTTCTTAATACGTAGTTTCCACCATTCGCTCGCATCTGTTGTTCTAGTTTTTGCAACTCCTAGACGGTCATAATGATAACTGAGCCAATCATTTTTCCAATACATTGGTTGTATCTTCTCCAATAAATTTGTAAGTTGTATCTTTTACATGGATCCAATTTTTGTCTAAACTTAAATCTAGATACTTGTTACTTTCTAAAGTTTTAACACACATAGTATCTGTTAGAATGTTAACTCCATGAATTTTACTTAACGACATATATCCTAAGGGTCTGTCTTTAACACAAATTTCCCATGCTGCGCCAAATACATATATATTTTTTATTTTTGGATTTGCTTTAAGATAATATTCTAATTCCCATCTCTGTAACATAGATATTTGGAATTTTGTTTTATTATAATATCTTAATATATCACGATGTGTATGCTCTATTGGCGGTTGCTCTTCTAAACTCTTTAATAGTAATATTTTCAATAGTTTATCTAGTTGAGATTGATATAATTCAAAGATATCAGGCGGCACATGTGAGGAATTAAAAAATTTATGATAATTATCATTCCAAATATTTTGTGCCGCCTGGTCAATAGGACAAGAGTAAGACGATAGTACTACAGTATCAATACAAGCTTTATCTATAAAAGATAATATATTATGTCTTATATCTTTAGAAGATATTGATTGCAGTGGGTTAGTAGGTCTATTCCAGCAATCTATAAGTATAGCAAGGCTGTCACTCTTTGATATCATCTACGTCTAATACTTGCTTACCAAATGATGCAATATTCCAAAGTCTTTCATGTGACCAGTATATAAACATGTTAACAATTGTTGCTACACCTAAGAACGAAAGTCCTACTTTCCAACTTCCTGTTAATACCCACGGCATCCAAAAGTTGTTAAAAGTAATAATAACTCTCCACGATAAGTCTTTACTAATGCTTCTATACCATTTTTCATTATAAGTTGAGCCTTTTTGTTCTCTGCTCCACTGTATCTTGTTCCATACTCTTTCATGAACCCAATATAGGACTATGTTTACAGCAGCGCCTAAGCTTGCCATTTGGATACCAAATGCTAAACTTCCCGTTACTATTAGTCCGTTAATAATTTGTACAAGTGTTATTATTATTCGCCACGACACAGACTTGCCAATGGTACGTTTGTGTGCTTCATTAAATTTAATCATAGACTATCCTTTTTATATAATAGTACTTATATGCGCAGTTAATGATTAAAGGTAGTTATGGTTTATAGTTTGTAGAACTTAGAAAGGTGTGCCGACATGCCCCAATTAATGCTATCTTTAAGCATGTGTTTTGAATCAGTATTTTGTCCTAGATATTGTATAGTTTCCAAATAATTCATTCTTGTACGATTATCTGCTGTTTTCCAAAACCAATCATCCATTGGACGTTTGATGTGAGTATTAGGCTTTTCCGTTTGGAATGCCTCACAAAATTCTCTAGGATATATTGCGTCATGTATAATATCTCTATATTCGCTTATGTGTGTCGTTAATGATTGTTCAGCCATATGTGTAATTGCAGGATTTGATTCGTAGAGGGCTTTTATTAATTGCGATTGCTTAACTACTATTTCAGGAAAGTCCGGTGTCCAATAGAAAAATTCAGTAGTTACTTGATCATTAACTGTGCTTGAGCCAAAATCAACAGGACTCATAACATGATACGCAGAGTTATCTTGGAAGTATGCATAGTAGTCTTTGCCTTCTTTATATACCAAGGGTTTGTCAATACCCATAATATAGCATGTAGACAATCCAGTATCTTGCTGTCTAAGAAAATGTGCATCATTTTGTTGACATATTTGCCTTAGAATTCCTGATATACCAAGAGTTAATCCTAACGGCACATGCTCATACCAGTTATCTTTTTTACTTAATAACTCTAAGCCTGTTTTTGCAAAGTCTTTTACTGTAATTTTAGTCCTAGGATCTAACGAGTTTTTAACTTTATCCAAATGCGCGGTTGCAGCAAACTTAATTTCGCTAAGAAAATTTCCACTTGAATAATCTTTATTATTAACTTTCTTTTCGTAAGGTTCCGGGAACCACATTAATATTTCATCTATAAAAATATTGTTGTCTATAAAAGCATGTAGTACAGTTGTACTATCTGCTCCGCCACTATAGTATAAAGTTAAGTAATCATACTTATTACGTAATTGAATAGCACGGGCTTTGTACAACTCCATTAAAGGAACATTAACAGGAACTGACCAGTCGATGTTTCCGTAGACACTATCATTAAATATCCAAGAAACATTGTGTCCACTTTTTTTGCTTTCTAAAAGTGCATGAGTCTTGTTATGAAACTTTTTTTGTCCTACCAAGTAGTAACCTAATCTATCTAACATTTCTAGTATTCCCGTAATGAATTACTGTACACTTTGGATTAACATATGAGCGCCATGGATCAACTACTATACTACCATCAGGTATATCGCAATACAATTTGTCTGCACTAGTTTTACCGGTATACTTGTATGTGGTACTTGCACTGTGTGCTAATAAAAATACACAAGGTACTGGTGTATTAAACTCGTCGCCTGTTAGTGGATCTACATACACAGGTTCAAATTGTTGCTCTTCGCAGTAATGACCAATTAGTAAACTGTAACTACCATCACAGTATCCTACATTTGGCTTGTATGCTTTGCCATGAATAACAATTATCATATTATGTTCTTTAGCATGTTTCACTAATTCTAGTGCAATGTTCTTTGCTTGTATTTCTCTAGCGTTCATGATGCTGTCAAATAAATCGTATCCTA